TTGGTTTTACTGTAGCTGCAGAAGCAGGATTAGTTGGTTATGATATGTTATCGCAAGGCAAATCATTTAGAGAAGCAGTAGGAGATAGTTTATTTAATTATGCACTAGGAGATAAAACTAAAATAGATCCTGCTGAAGAAAGATACAAAAGATATGATAAACAAGGTTTTGATGTTGATAAGATAAGAAACTACGAAAAAACAGTAGATAGAATAAATGAAATAGGTTCTCAATATGATGATCTTTATCGTAAAATTGATGCAGTTAATATTGGTGGACCTAGAATATCTGATGCTATAAAACAAAAACAACAGATAATATCTGATAAAGCAAAATCAGAATTACCTGCATTTTCACAAGACTTATATAGAACAGGTGAAATACCAAGATTAGAAAAATTTATAGAAAATGATTTTATTAAAGGTGCACAAGAAATATCTGAAGCAGATAGATTATCTGAAATTGATAGACTGTCTAATATAAATCAATATGCAATAGGAAGAAACAGAGCTTTGGAAGATCAAGAAAAAATTAGACAATTAAAATTACAAGATCCGAATGTAAGGTCTTATATGGGAGATCGTCCAATAACTTATGGATTTGCAAGAGGTGGTTTATCAGGAGGTGATACATCAGGCAGACCACCAGAATCGGGACCCATGTCACAAGGGTTGCGTTCATTATATAAAAATGGTAGAAAACTATAACGGAGAATAAATGGCAGATATAGATAAAGCGCTCCCGAACACTCGTACTGAATTAAAAGTTCCTGGGCCGGAACAAGACGTCGAGATTCAAGAGCAACAACCCGAAAAAGGACCAGTAGAAATAACACCTGATGAAGATGGTGGTGCAACTATTGATTTTGATCCAAGTGCTGTAAATCAACCAAGCACTGAATCACATTTTGATAACCTTGCAGATATTCTACCAGAAGAAACTTTAGATCCAATTGGATCATCACTTAGATCAGATTACCAAGACTACAAAGCATCAAGAAAAGATTGGGAACAAGCTTACATAAATGGTTTAGATCTTTTAGGATTTAAATACAATAATCGTAACGAACCTTTTCAAGGAGCAAGTGGTGCAACACACCCTGTGCTAGCTGAAGCTGTTACACAGTTTCAAGCGTTAGCTTACAAAGAATTATTGCCATCAGATGGTCCAGTTAGAACACAAATTCTAGGTATATCTAACCCTGCAAAAGAACAGCAAGCACAAAGAGTAAAAGATTTTATGAATTATCAAATTCTAGATCAAATGAAAGAATATGAACCAGAATTTGATCAAATGTTATTTCATCTACCTCTAGCAGGTTCAACTTTTAAAAAAGTTTATTATGATGATTTATTAGGGAGAGCTGTTTCTAAGTTTATCCCTGCAGATGACCTTGTTGTTCCGTATACGGCTACCTCATTAGACGATGCGGACTCAGTCATCCATATTATAAAAGTTTCCGAAAATGATTTACGTAAACAACAAGTAAATGGTTTTTATTCAGATATAGAATTATCAAAACCGTCTGATGTTACAGATGCAGACAAAGTAACAGATAAAGAACGTGAATTGGAAGGAATGTCTAAAACGGCTAGAGGAGAAAAACTTTTTACGTTATTAGAATGTCACGTTAATTTAGATTTAGAAGGTTTTGAAGATGTTGGTGAAGATGGTGAACCAACAGGAATAAAATTACCTTACGTCGTTACAATCGAGGAAGGTAGTCAAAAAGTTTTGTCAGTTAGACGAAACTTTGCGCCCAATGATCCGCTTAAAAATAAAATCCAATATTTTGTCCACTTTAAATTTCTGCCAGGACTAGGATTTTATGGATTCGGATTGATACATATGATTGGCGGATTGAGTCGTACGGCAACGGCGGCTCTCCGTCAATTATTAGATGCAGGAACTTTATCAAATTTACCAGCAGGTTTTAAACAAAGAGGTGTTAGAGTAAAAGACGATGCAACACCAATCCAACCAGGAGAATTTAAAGATGTAGATACTCCGGGTGGCAATCTAAAAGATGCCTTCGTATTCCTTCCATACAAAGAACCATCAGCAACTTTATTACAGTTGATGGGAATAGTTGTTCAAGCAGGACAAAGATTCGCGTCAATTGCTGACATGCAAGTCGGTGACGGGAACCAACAGGCTGCTGTTGGTACGACTGTAGCTCTATTAGAACGTGGTTCAAGAGTCATGTCAGCTATCCATAAGAGATTGTATGTTGGATTAAAATCAGAATTTAAATTACTGTCAAAAGTATTTGCTACATACCTTCCGCCAGAATATCCTTACGATGTTGTAGGTGGACAAAAAAATATTAAGGTTGCAGATTTTGATGACAGAATAGATGTACTGCCAGTTGCAGACCCTAATATATTTTCTATGTCTCAAAGAATATCACTTGCTCAAACTGGTTTACAAATGGCAATGTCAAGTCCACAAATACATAATTTGTATAATGCATACAGAAAAATGTACGAAGCACTTGGTATAAAAGATATCGATAGAATTTTACCACCACCTGCACCAACTGCACCTAAAGATCCAAGTCTTGAACACATAGATGCATTAGGTGGAAAACCTTTTCAAGCATTTCCAGGTCAAGACCATAGAGCACACGTTACAGCGCACTTAAATTTTATGTCAACTAACTTAGTTAGAAATAATCCTCCTGTTATGGCTGCAATGCAAAAAAATATTTTAGAACATATTAGTTTAATGGCTACAGAACAGGTACAATTAGAGTTTAGAGAACAAATGGTGCAGTTACAGCAACTTTCACAACAAGCAGCAACTGATCCACAAGCTCAAGAACAAATACAACAAATGTCACAAGCTATAGAAGCAAGAAAAGCAGTGTTGATTGCAGAGATGACAGGTGATTTTATGAAGGAAGAAAAAGAAATTACATCACAATTTGACTCTGATCCGTTATTAAAACTAAAATCACGTGAAGTTGACTTAAAAGCAATGGAGAATCAACGTAAACAGGAAGAAACAACTGCAAATCAACAACTTGAAAGAGCAAAATTACTTCAAGCACAACAATTAAACCAACAAAAGATGGAACAGAACGAAGAATTAGCAGAATTAAGAGCTGACACATCTATCGAGAAGCAAGAAATGGCAAATGATGCTAGATTTGCACTTGAAAACATGAAACCAAACAAGTAAAAGGAGTTATTATGATGAATTACAAAACAGGCGGTAAAAAAGTTGCAATGCCAGAGCAAGAAAAGGTAGTTGACCCTAGATCTGAAAAAAGTTTTAGAGGAAAAAGCTATATTGCTAAAGGTGATAGCAATCCAGTTAAAGGAACTGGTGCTGCAAGAAAACAAAAAGACGTAACCTGGTATTAGTCCATGGCGTTTCCAATTTTAGGTGCATTAAAACTAGCGATGAACGCTGGTTCGCACATTTATAAAAAGAAAAAAGAAACTCAAATGATGATGGCTAACGCACAAGCCAAACATGCAGAAAAAATGGCGAACGGGGAATTAGAATACTCCGGCAAGTTATTAGAAGCGCGTCAATCGGACTGGAAAGACGAGTTTGTTTTGGTCGTGCTAACGCTGCCAATTTTAGTGATCGCGTACGGGGTCTTCTCGGATGATCCGGGTGCTTCTGCCAAGATAAAAGAGTTCTTTGATCAATTCCAGCAGCTCCCGTCATGGTTTACAAACCTTTGGATCCTTGTCGTAGCGTCAATTTATGGTATAAAGGGAACACAAATTTTTAAAGGGGGTAAAAAATAATGAGAAAATATTTTACAAATAAAGTTATCAGTGCTGTTAAGCCAAGTGTACCTAAAACAAAAATACAACAAAAAATGGGTGACTTAAAAAAAGCTATACAGAAAACAAAAGGTTCTAAGGCAAAATTAAGTCAAACAATATTTGAATTAAAAAACAAAATGCCATTAACTTTTAAAAAAACTAACAAAAAAACTATGAAAGAATCTGAGAAAAAAAAGAAAATTATGAAGGACAACAATAAAGTAATAGGTAGAATGTTTAAAAAAGCACTGGAGAAAAAATAACATGAGAATGAGTTATAAAAAAGGTAAAGACGTTAAAAAGAAAAGTAACTTTGGAATGTTAAGTGTAAAAGCTGGCATAGACAAAAATCCTAACCCAACACAAGCAGATAGAATTGCTGGTGCAAAAATGAGTAACAGAAAAAAAGCAATGGGTGGTGGAATGATGAGAAAACAATTTGGTAAAGGTGGTGGAGCAGATACACATGTTACTAAAGATGGACGTACGGTTAAAAAAGGTTTGTATTATTACATGAACAGAGCCAAAAAAAGAGGCACTAGTAAGCCAGGTAAAGGTTCTGTAACTGACAAAGCTTTAGCTAGATCAGCTAAGACAGCTAAGAAACCAACTAAAAAAGCGTAATGAGAAGTAGGGAAAACCCTATAAGAAAAACCACTACTAAAGGTGGTAATTACAGACCAACAAAATCTGGAGCAGGTATGACTAAGAAGGGTGTCGCTGCTTACAGAAGAGCAAACCCTGGAAGTAAATTAAAAACAGCCGTAACTGGAAAAGTGAAGCCAGGATCAAAAGCTGCAAATCGACGTAAGTCGTATTGTGCACGTAGTGCAGGACAATTAAGAAACTCGTCAGCTAAAACTCGTAACGATCCTAACTCACGTATAAGACAGGCACGGAGAAGATGGAAATGTTAAATGAGCCCAGAGACAGTAATATATAAATTACAAAGAGCATTAGAATCTCAACTAGCAAACTTAACCAATGTCATAACTACCGGTGTTGACAGTATGGAAAAATATAGATATATATTAGGACAAATCAATGCACTGGAATCAGTGCGTCAGGAACTTTCAGGCCTGCTTAACTCAGAGGAGAAAAATGAAGGAACAGTCATCGACATTGGGGACCACAAATCCAAAGATAGTACTACCAAATAAAGATTTAGTAGGTGTAAAAAAATCAGAACCTAAAAAAGAAATTACAAAAGAAGAAACAAAATTACCAAAACCAACAGGTTGGAGAATGCTTGTTCTGCCATTTAGAATGGAAGAAAAAACAAAAGGCGGAATCTTACTTGGTGGTGAAACTATAGACCGACAACAAGTAGCATCACAATGCGGAAACGTACTTGCAATGGGAGATGCATGTTACGT